TAGATTTTTCATTAGAGTTCCCTCCTTTTGACCGAATTACTCTATTGTAATGATAACATATTTTTGTGGAAATGTCAATCTAAAATTGGATGAATTCGGATAAAGTATTCTCTTCTACTTCAATCTGTCCCCATCCCAATACATCAAAGAATCGCTGAATGGCTCTTTGGAAGACTTTTTGCCACTGTTCCTCAATATCTACGAAGAACAAGTCGTCAAATTCCTTAGGCCATTCATTAATGAAACCAATGATGTTCTGACCCAATTCATTCTTGTGCTTGGATACATAGATGTATTTCATCTTAGTTCCGTTGTCAACTTCCATTAGAGGCAAATTGTGTTTGGCAACTATGTAGTTGTAGTTCATTGCCGCCCTTACGTGGATTGGTAAGTGACTTGGATAGTTGATACGTTTCTGTTTGATGTATTTCTCAACTGGTTCAGCATACTTCTGATAGTCTTTGATACCAGTTGGGTTGGCAATATCAGATGGATGTGCTTTCAAGAACTCTTCGTGGATTGAACGAAGTTTCTCCATAACAGCAGGTCTATCTTTACCACGAACATTGAATATCTGTTTGACAACACCCATAATTCTATCACGACTAAACTTTGGAGTATCAGTTCTTACAACCTCAATTCCTGTAATAGAAATCTTCGGTTCGTCAAGAAACATTTTCTTCTCGTCGGCTATAACCTCATCGGCATATTTCTTCTTACCCAATATGAACTTCTGCGTAATGATCTTTTCCCTTTTGAATTCAATCATCTGAGGAACATCATATTTCTTGGCGTAAATGTTAAGAATTTTGTCAAAGAATGGATTAAAGAAGTTATTTTCAAGATACTGGATCCAATCAAAAAATTCCTTGTTATCCTCAAACTCAAGACCCATATTCTCTACAATCTCTTCCAAGCAGACATAGTTGGAGTCTGTATCAACAAGAATGACAACATCTTTTTCTAAAGGCTTCCATTCTCCTTTATATTCTGGAAATAATTTTGGACCGAGAGTGTGCCAATTCTTCTTCATATAAGAGTTCAAAGTATTTGACAAATATCTAATCAAATCCTGTCCACTCAATGTAACTGCTATCGCATTACTAACATTGTAGAAGTTGAAATATTCATTTCCAAGAACTCCATACATTGAGTTAATAAGAATCTTACGAATCATTTGCTGAGAGTCATAGTAATCTGCTGGTTCACCCTCTTCCTTGACAGCCTCAATCAATTCTTTTGAAAAATCATCAAGGACACCTTTCTTGGCCATCGTATCGGCGATGAATCCTTTTTCCTTGAAGACCTTTCTATCTTGATAGATTGTACTAACAAGTTCGGCCATTACACCTCTCTTGTCCTTGCGGTAATAAACACCACCACATTCATAAGGGCCTTCAACCGTTTCCCAAGTCTTCCATTGAGAAATAGGACAACTGTACAATCCTTCCGTAGATTCTGGATTCATTACCAAAGTCTCTGGTGAGATATTGTACATCATAAGCATATGAGGATACATAGAAGCAACGTCAAACGAAACCACGTAATTGTAGTAACCTGGTTTTGCCATAACGTATGCGCCTGGGAATTTCTTATCTTTGGTTTGATGGACTCTATCTGGGAAAACAATGTTCCTGTCGTGGAGATACTTCAACATATAACCAGTCACAAGAGTAATTGATGAGAATATTCTATCAAATGGGATGAGAGCCTGATAACAGAAATCTATCGTCAATTTGATGAGTTTCTTCTTATCCTCAATCTTCTTTGTCAACAATACGTCTTGAACATTGTATTCAACAAAGTTGTTCCAATTGTTCTTCCATTCATCGTTGACAGTTCCTTCAAGGTCTTTCTTGCCTTCTCCGACCTCTAATTGACCAATGAATTGCAAAGAGTATCTTTCTCTCTTGACATACACGAAGTTCTTGTAGAGTTCCAAACCATCAAGGATTGAGATACCAGCAATAGTGTACCCCCCACCTTCAATGTGATATCCACCAGTCTTCCTTTCTCTATACATATTGATTGGAGACATTGAGACTTCAATACCGAGATTTTTACATCTATTGATAATATAAGGAACATCAAACCCCATTACATTCCAACCAGTCAGAATATCAACACCCTTCTTTCTAAAGTGTTTGATAAACCTTTCAATCATCATTGCTTCGTCAGCACAATAATGATAGTTCTTCACAAGTTCACTATCACCAGTATACGGTTGTGTGCCGAAAGTGTAGACGGTATCTTCTTTGGAGTAGTGAATGGAGATTAGATTTATTGGATATTTAGCATCTTCAGGTTTTGGGAATTCTCTTTCACCAGCAACTTCTATGTCAATTGTGGCAACTTGAAAGTTTGCCATATCTGCTTTGAGTTGCATTCCCTTGTATCTTTTTTGTAGGAACTTTACATCTTCGGAAATATCTGTTTCACAAGTTTGGACACATTCAGCAACGGCTCTCATATCCTTACGAGTCTCGCTGACTTGTAAAGTTACTGGGGCTCCGTAAATATCTTTTAGTGTTGAATCGCCTTCGGTGTCTGGAACATAGTATTCAAATTGTGGATGATAGTCTATCTTCTTTCTTTTTCCATTCACTGTTTCGGAGCAGTATAATCTATTTTTGTATGCGTCATAATATATTCTCGTGAAACTCATTTAGACTCCCAATAATAATTGTAGGACTTTCTCGTGGTCTTTGTCCGTCTTGGCGTTCTTAATCAATTCATCTAATACATGATAACATATTCTGTCATAAATTTCAACAGATGTTAGACAAAAAGCCGTCCAACAAATAGCAAATAAAGTTAGCGTGATAAAGTTTTGCATTCTCCCTCCATAAAATTTATCAAATCATATTGAGCATCTCTTCCCTTTTTTCTGGATTCAAAGCGCATATTGTGTAATTGTCTTGCGACTAATTCGTTTCCTCTGATCTTGAACTCTCTGAATGTTGGAACGTGACCTCTTTTTAGTTTACGATAGTAAACACATTCCATACCTTTAACATTACAGAAGTCCCTAACAATCTTTTCAACGCAACAGTGTTCATTTTCTGTTGCTTGAACTAATGAATATAGTTCTCCTTTGTTACTCATTCCACATCTCCATTTTCTTTTATCTTCAAATCTTCATATTCTGCTAATAGCCTTCTTTCAATCTCCGTGGCGCACTGTCTCAACTCACCAATAAAGTTTTTGTAGTTATTGTAACTTGGTTCTACATCATCTTTACATAACTTGTAGAGAACGTAGTTGAGTTTCCCATCGGCTTTGACACCTTGAAAACGCATTACATCCACAACCATATTCATCTTCGGTCTGTCTTCTTGTTTTATGTAAGGCATATTAACTCCTTTATTTGAGGTAGTATCCTATCATTGTAACAACTTCGGAACCATCAAATTCCTTATTGTAAACACGGCTCAAGACTTTTTTAAGCCCTTCAAATGTCTGACATGCGGGGTCATGTTCTTCTTCAAGTAACTGTTGTGGACATTCATTCAATCTTCCGCAATAGACCAATGCAACATTGCCAATAAAGTCTGTATCTTTTCCATCAATTTCACAACACATGATTGCATCACCAACATTTAGTTTCTTCCACTTTGTGCCGTTGCGAACTGTAATGTTAAGACCATCATGGTGATGGTTGTTGTTATCAAATAATATCTTTTCCATTTAACCTCCAAACATTTCTGATAGCGTACATTTCTGATTGTTCAAGACAATTCCGTTCCTAACTATTTTCAAGTGTTTCAACCAAGGAGATATGTAGTACATACCGACTTGATAATCCGCATATCCTTCATCACGATTACCACGGAAACTAAACCTTCCTTTCGGTGGATTCGGCAATTTCTTTACAGACATTCTTTGGGCATACATAAGAATACCAGAATTGTCTCTTGGGAAATACTTATCAAAGTATCCATATCCTTGTCTGGTACAAGTCCAATTATCAAATTCAACATCCTCTGCGTGGAACTCAAGGTAAGGGCCATGGTCACCGAAGACGATGCGCTCATAACCTTTACATAAGAGACTATTGCGAGTAGAATAGAAAACTGTTTCTTCGTT